CAGACGGAAGGCAGGCATAACATGGGTAGACCATACCGAGGCTCTAATCTGATCTATTGCGATACCTGGCCCCGCATAACGGTCCGGGATATCAGTAACCCAAACTCGGAGTATTGGCGATCGTAGTGCTACCTCGCCCGCCAGGCCTTCAACAAGCTGCCTATCTCCGATGACGAGTGGCAGAAGTTCGAGAACCATCTCAAGTCCTGGAACCCTGACACCCACACCTGGAAGCAATGCTACGACGCGATCGATCAGGCAGTTAAGACATACGCACCGGGTATGGAGATGGACGAGCTCGCCTACCGCGCGGGCATCCTGCCAGATTGCAGCTGCACCCTGGATGCCCACTGCAAGACATGTGACGCTGCAGCAAAGATAGCAGAGGCAAACCATGCCTGAGTTAACAAATCTTTCAAGGCCGCTCGTAATCACCGATCCTGCCAAATTCCGCTCCGCATGCCGTGAGATAGCCGTGATCCTGTTGTTATTCCCTGCGGTTGTTCCGGTGGCGGAGCGCGTGGCTGATCCATGCTTAATTTCTAACACGGAAACCGAAACACGCAATAACTTGCCACGGGAAAACGGCCTATGAAAGAGCAAACGAAGATACGCATCGCCCTGGCCGTATCCTTCACCGCTCTTGTCGCATCAACAATACTGAATCTGCTCATGCACTTTGGAGTAATCGGCAAATGACCATCTTCTTGATAAACGTGCTTTTGTTCCTGGCCGGCGCCCTGGCAATGGGTTTCCTGTGGAACCTCGTAGCAACACACCAACGCCTGAATAAGCTGGAAAAGCAATCTTTGATCGACGGTCTACCAGAACGAAAGCATTACAGCTATTCCCAGGTTGCCGCCATCCACGACGCAATCGCCGTGCTGGTTTCAGCCAAGGCCGATAACGACGCAGAGCGCGCAAGAATGGACACGGCGCTATTGATCCTGGCAACACTTTATAAAAACCCTGGATCGTATGATCCAGAGCGTCCAAATAACCGACAATAACCATCAACACAATTCAAAAGGAGATCAAGAAAATGTTTGACTTACCGCAAGAATTTGTAGACGGCATACGCAATGCCATGAACGGGGATAAGATCGAACTCCCCTTCGCCGCCCCAATCCTCTGGTGGCTAACCGGAAAACCCGGTTACAAAAAAGACGGCTCATCGGCTTATTTTGGTGGTTGGGCTGGCACCGCCGAGGACGTAGAAAACGCAGTTCAGGCTATGGGTGTATCTCTTCCCACCGCATTCAAGCGCATCACAATGGTAAACAACGAAGGCAAAGAATACGACGTGTTTTGCACACGCTCTGCAGCCGTCGCCATCATCGCCAAGCGCACCCGCTGGATCGTCGACGAACAGACCCAGCACAGCCGCAGCCATACTCAGGTGCTTTGCTACATGGCCGAGTTTGACAAAGAGAAGAAAGCCTATATCCCCTGGGGTCCAGTCGTTTTGTCAGCCAAAGCTCTATCCGGTAAAGCCCTGGAAGATTCATTCCGGGAATGGGACAAAAAGACCGCTGCAGCCCGCCGGCAGTATGCCAAGAACTTACCACCCTGGTTCTTCTACGCACCGATCGGGACCTTTGGGGATAAGCCCAATACAAAGATGGTGGGTTCGGGCCAGCAAAGCCCGATCACGCCGGCACAGGTATATACCCCGGAGGAGATCGGAGAGGCGCAGCTCACAGCCTGGTTTGTCGGACCTGATGTAGCCGCAATCATGGCGGATCTAAAAGGTCAGGCTAAAGAATGGCTGGAAGCGTGGAAAGTCGATAAAAAGGCAGCTGTAGCCGAAAACGCATCGCCTGAGGCGCCATCAAACTTTGATGACGATGTACCGTTCTAAAACAATTTAGGGACACCGCCGGCGGGCACATAAGAGGCGTAGGTTATTGGGGGACTGCCCGCCGGCCTCCATTTCAGAAAAGAGGACACATGGACGCAATCAAACAGGAATTGGATAAGTTAGCGGATTACCAGGCCGAACGTCAGGTTCTGGCGATCGTCAAGCAAGAACAGATCAATAAGGTTCTGACGCCTGAAATAAAGCAAGCGCTTTCTGATATCGATGCTGAGTTTTCCGAAAAGGTCGTCGCCGTCGATGAAAATATCAACGCCCTGACTGACTGCATCAAGCAAGCCATTCTCGAAGAGGGCGTAAGCATCAAAGGCACATTCCTGCATGCCATTTATGTTAAAGGGCGCGTGTCCTGGGATACCAAAGGCCTGGATGGTTACGCTGTTGCACATCCTGAAATGGCAGCGTTCCGCAAGGTCGGAGATCCCAGTGTAAGCATAAGAGATGTGAAATGAACGGTCAAATTATTTCAACAGGATACAAGCCGCTGCAGCGGGTAATGACACCGGATGGGCCTGGCCTCTACCAGGGGCATATCGTAAGCTATAAGGTGGGCGTACCCACAAAGCTGATCGTCAGCCACAACCCGCGCGAGTGCCCAAAGTTGGGCGCGCCCGAGCCGTTCGGGTTCTACCAGTATATGCCGGAAGATGTGAAGCCTTATGAAAGCCTACAATGACGGCATTGATATAAAAAGACTGATAGATGAACTTCCCGCCGGCCTGGACCGTGCCACTTTGCGCGTATTAAGTTCCCACATTGGGCGCGAGTTAGCAATATCACGGGTAGAGTTGGTGACTGATGTCGGTTTGCTTGGCTTCAAGGTCCATGAGCGCGCCGAACGCGCACAGATCAATCAACTACGTAAACAAGGATATCCTATCTGCTCAACAGGTGGCGAAGGCGGCGGTTACTTCATGGCACGTGATTGGGACGAGCTCGAAGAGTACATTGAGCGCGAGGTACACGCCCGGGCTATGGATCTCCTGGAGCAAGAGCAAGCACTCAAGAGCCAGGCCGAAAAGACCTGGGGCAGATATTCACCAGATAAGCAAGCAAGGATGTTTTAGGAATAAACATGGCCGACTATTGGATAAAGCTTTATATCGAAATTCTTGAGGATCCAAAGATGGGAACATTACCAGCAAACCTATGGCAGCGTTTTATCCAACTCTGCCTGCTGGCGGGAAAATACGGGAAAGCAGGCGAGTTGCCAGATACTCAACAACTCGCCTGGGCGTTGAGAATGAATACCGATGACCTGAACCATGAACTTCACCAATTAGCCAGCACCGGCATGATAGAGCCGATGGTCAATGGTTGGTTGGTGGTGAACTTCGCAAAGCGGCAGGCTGCGGTCCCGGCTAAAGAGAGAATGTTACAGATGCGTGAACGACAACATAAACAACAGTATTACGATGGTGTTACGCCCACGTTACGCGATGTAACACAGATTAACAGATTAACAGATAACAGATTAACAGATACAGAAACAGAGAAGAGGGCGATTCCTACTTCTTCTTTTTCTCAATCTGAGACTGCCGAAGCCATCAGCCAATTTGGGAACAACGGCGCACGCGAAGCAGAGCATTTATACCAGTCCATTACCGGTCAAATCAGTATGCCGGGCTTAGGTTCAGATGCCGCCCGGGAAGACCTCGCCAATATTCTGGACTATTACGGTCACGACTTTAGCAAGGCTGAGGCGGCGGGTAAACCGATATTTGCTGTTTGGTGTAACACGCGCGGCAAGAATGGGCGCAATTATTCACCCGTTAATCCAGCTTGGACAACAAAGTGGCTGGAAAGTTTAGCCGACAGGCCAAAGGTCAACACGGTCAATAGCATCGCGGAGAAGATCGCGAGAGAGATAAGGGCAAACCAATGAATAAAAAATTTCCCTATAGCTTTATATCCGCGTGGAGCGAGCCAGGGGTAAAGGCGGCATTTATTACCGATGAACAACCCGCGAAAATCGGCGGATGTGAAAACTGTGGCGGGTGGGGCTTCTTCGCTACTTTTATAGCAACCGACGGCCCATTCAATTCACCTACAGACGGGCGTTACGATAACGCCACTTTCAGCTTTACCAAGGTTAATCATTTCTACGATGGCAAGTGGTGGGTGGGAACGACTATCAGCGACAAATGCCCAGTATGCAATGGGAACGGCGAAGCACCCAAAACGGTAGCCTCAACCTACCGCGAGATGGCTGAGAGGACGGTGTAACCATGCCAACCATGAGTTTAGACGACGAATACCGCCGCGTTCCTCTCGCCTACCAGCGCGCCTGCCCGCCCGAGTTTATCTCGCCCGCGGTTCTGGCCGAGATGGAAGAGCGCGCCACTCGTGCCGAGGCTGAAGTCGCCAGGTTGGAGAAAGAACTCGCCGCGGCCGTACACCTGATAGCGGCGTTGAAAGAGGTGAAGTGATGACAACCCTCAAAACCAAGATGGCATTCTCTGAAGCGTCCGAGCTGGCAGGATCCTTGATGATGGCCCTGCTGCCACTCTGCAACCGCATCGAAGTTGCCGGCAGCGTGCGCCGCAAGAAACCGGAGATCGGAGACCTGGAGCTCGTCGCCATTCCCCGCATGGAAAGCATCATGGACCTGTCCACCAGTCTATTTCGCATCGATGCCGCAATACCGGGAAAGCTGATCAAAGGCGGTCAATTCTATCGCCAATATGACCTGGGCACGATCTCCCTGGACCTGTTCCTGACCACTCCCGAGAAATGGGGTTGCGTCTTTACCATCCGGACCGGCAGCGCTGATTTCAGTCACCGCCTGGTCACAGCCCGCAAGTTCGGCGGTTTGTGCCCCTCGAACCTGAAATTCAGGGACGGGCATATCTGGGACGGAGAGACGGCATTCGAGACGCCGGAAGAGCAGGATGTCTTCAAGGTCCTGCATTTGGATTGGATCGACCCGGAGAAAAGAATATGATCGTCGAGATCTGGCAGCGCCGGCACCTGATGGCCTTCCATTGGGCAAGTGCCTACCGCTTTCCAACCGTTGACAGTCATATGTGCGGGTACCGGTGCCTGGAGTTGATCTATAAAAAGACGAGAGTGATCTGGAGTAGAAAATGACCGATATTCTGCTCTCCGCTCTCTTCCTCATCGCCTGGATGATCCTGGTGTGGCTGGTCTGCTCTGCGACGATAGCGCCGGGGCATCTGGTTATCGTGTGGAGGTGGGCGAAGAAAGCAGTATCCCGTGTGCGGGCATCCCTGAAAACCGCACGCACGAAACAAAAGGCGGGTAGGGAGGTGGTATGAACGAACCTCACCGAATTTGGACGGCAATATTTATCTTTCTCGCGTGCGGATGCACGGCGGGAATATTAACGACCTCCCCTCTTCTGGAGACGCGGCTATTTACCTTCTTCTGCCTTGGATGGGTTGGGAGTGTTGCAACCGCCTTTATGTTTTCCTATGAGTGGACGCGAATTACAAACGAAGAAGCGCACCGAGAACACCGCATTTCGGACAGCATCACCCAAGCCAGCGTCATGGCCGATAAGGTTCGCTTTCTTATCCCCGAGGCGCTGGACAAGATACCCAAGTGGACGCATGAACTAAAGTTCGGCTCGGTGCTATCACCGGCCGGCCGCGTGGATTATCTTATCACCATCGACGCCGTGATACCTTACACGTTTATTCAGGACTTCCTGGCACGATCCAGCTTTACAAAGCTGCAGAAGATTGGGAATTACTCGGATAAGACCCAGGGGCGCGAGTGGGCGCAAGCTTTGACAGATGAGCTCGTGCGCCAGGGGTACGCGCTGCCGGCCAATAGTAACGAACCGGCGCTTTGGCTCTCGGGTGATAGCAGGGCGAGGTTTGCACAGGAATTGGGCGTTGAATTGGACGAACTCAATTCTAACCATGCGTAAATAAAATTTACGGTACATAGGACGCACGCAGTGAAAACACTAGGGCAACTATCTTGTGAGCTTAGAGAGACGCATGAAATCAATAAAAGCTGGGAGATTACATCCGAGCCGTATGGCATTAACAAGGCAATGGCGCGCTTGATCGCAAACGGTTATCAGCCCGGAAATAAGATCAGAGCCAGGTTGGGATTATGCACCCTCGCCCCCGCGCCTATATGCCCTGTTCATGGCGTGGTGCATCCTGGACGGTGCCCCCGCAAACCCGTGACCAACTGGCGCATGACGCCGGAAGAATTTGAAGCAAGACTAGAGTTCATTATGAAAATAGGAGAATGCAATGTCTGACACCGAAGATCCCAACGTAACTATAGGAAAGCTGGCCGCACGTCTGTCCGACGCAGAGTATCACGAGAGCGAAGAAATGCAGGCGCTGAGAGCGGAGAACGAGCGCCTCAACCAGGCTATTGAAACCACGCTCACCCTGCTGGCAAGCCTGAATGGATTATTTATCACTACCCGCAGGGTGGTCGATAAAGCCATCAAGGTACTGCGCGAAGCCCGATCATCTGTTTCACAGGAGAATGTCCAATGAATGCCACGTTCAGAAAGTCATCTTTTTTGTCTGTCCTGATCTTGATCTTTCTCACAGGTTGTCTGGGCGCCTATCAACCCGCTGTGAATGCTGCCCCGCAAATCCTATCCGGCGATGTGCAGGCCGTTGGGCCCGGAACGGCGAAGATGATCGTCGAGCAAGCACTGAAAAGCGCGCCTGGCTCAAGCATATGGTTCCAGGGCGGAAATTATATCTTTGCTTCTCCGATCGGCTCCAATTACGGCTGGGTGATCCTGAATGCAGAAGGCAGCGCGCCGATCGATGTCTGCAGCGGAAATATATCCAGCTGCGCAACCTTCCAGGGATTAGTCTCTTTTCTGATCAAGCAGGGATGGACACAGCTGGCCACCTTGCCCGAGTACACGGTCACAACCTTGATCGAGTATGCCGGCGCTCTTACGACCCTGGCGATCATCCCCGGGGTAGCGCCTTATAATCCCGTCCCGACCGGGATTGTACAGTGAGAGAGGATAAATAAATGGCTCACACCATGAATATTACCCGCCATCCTACCGGCGCATACGAACTGAAATGCCCCGAATGCAGCTATCACTATGTCGTAAAGCTAAACCCGCTCAGAACCATAACTTTGGATTGGGGTGCCGACGAGGAACACGTATCAAGTGTCACCGGCCTTGCAGACGACCTGCTAAAACTAGACACTGGCGCAAAAGGCAAGCACAGCAGCCTGGCGGATCAATTATTCAAGGGAAAATAGAATTTGTCTTTTATTAGATTCTAATAAAATCAGGAGGAATTATGAACGAACAGGAATTGAATGTTATTCGAGAGCGACTTGACGGCGCAATGCCTATGCCGGAATACGAACCAACACCGAAAGATGAGATCTGGATGATTGACCATCTGATAGAGATCGTTAAGGCATACCGGCAGGATGTGCCTGCATTGTTGGCCGAGGTGGATAGGCTAAAGAAGGTAGTGACTGAAATCTATGCCGTTCACCAGACGTTTGATCGAAAGTACATGGCGTTTACGGCAAAAGACGAAATGGGAAGAATTGCCAGGGAGGCAATCAAAGAAGGGGGGACCTGTGAAAATAACCAGTAGACTTATATCCAAAAGCGGCTTGTCATTTGCTTTGTTGGGAGTGGTGCTGATGCTATTCAACTCTCCAGAAGACTATATCTTGGTGGTCGGAAAGATATTATTTCTAATCGGAATATGGACATTTATTCTGTTCGATAGCAAATGAAACTATTATTCTGTTGGATTACAACAAAATCTTTTGAGGGAGGATGAATTATGTTAGATGGAATTAGCAATTATCCTTTGACCTGGCCCGCAACATGGGCACGAACAAAATCGGGCAGGCGACAGAACTCGCAATTTGCCGACCGGAGTGTAGCAAAAGCGGTTGCATTTGTGCTGGATGAAGTTCGTTTGCTCAAGGCGACGAATGTTATTATTTCGAGTAATCTTCAGTTGCGAAACGACGGCCTACCTCGCTCCGGCCAGAAAACCCCCGAGGATCCTGGTATAGCTGTCTATTTTATTCTCCGTGGTCAGCCGCGCGTGCTTGCCTGTGATAAATGGCTACAGATTGAAGATAATTTGTGGGCGATTGGCAAGCATATTGAGGCGATCCGGGGTCAAGAACGCTGGGGCGTTGGCACTATAGACCAAGCATTTGCTGGATATGAAGCGTTACCCGCGCCAAAATCAGCGTGGTGGGAAGTGTTGGGGGTTGCTCAAACTGCGGATATGGAAGTAATACAATCGGCCTATCGAGCATTAGTGAAACAGCATCACCCGGATAAGGGCGGCAGCTCCGACAGCTTTATGCAAGTTCAAAAGGCTTTTGAGCAGGCCAAAAAAGACAAGTCGAACCAATGAAAACAACATTTGGTTATAAGGTAAAAGCATGAGTGTTTATGTTGACGAGGTAAGGGTGTATCTCAAAAAGGGTAAAGGCTTTACAGAACATTGGTGCCACATGATGGCCGATACCCCCGAGGAACTCCATGCGATGGCCGACAAAATAGGCCTAGCCCGTAGGTGGTTTCAAGACAAGCCGCGCTTTCCACATTACGATCTGAGACCATCAAAGAGAATACTTGCTGTGAATTTTGGTGCCGAAGAGATTAGCGCCAAAGAAATGGTAACAAGATTTAGTGACATCATAAAGTCTGGAATACCATAAATCCATCATTTTATCTTAAGGAGAAATAATGGACGACGAAAAAGATTGGTGTAGGCACTATAACGGCGTGGGAAACGGTCCGGTTTGCAAGGCGGGTGTACTTTACGAAACCGTAAAGGACGTAATTCCAGACGGGCATCCATCTTGGACTTATCCCTACTACAATCCGAAAGCCCAAACGATCTGTGCAAAGCGAGAATACTATACTGACGCAGAATTAGCGGAGCACGAGAAAGCTGTAGTTGCGTTTATTGATAGTATGACTGCTTTCACAGATCGTAAAACCGAGGATTGTATTCATTGCGGAAAGCATGTTACCAAACTCAGGCAGGTAGGGCGTTGTGTCTACGCCGAACCATGCGGATGCAGATTATGGCAGGGTAAAGTACCAAAAGCGTGGGCTTAACAAACTTTCGTTTTATGTTAAGAAGGGAGAATAAATAAATGGATATTCTTTACTTGGTATCACTTGGCGCTATTTTTGTTTCGGTAATAGGAATAGCCAAACAATTATTTTACGAAACGACGGAAAGGCAGACAGCCGAATTTAAATCCTTTACCGAAGGGGTGAAAGCCGATAGGTTATTAATAGGCCGTGACATTGCAGAAACCAAAAACCCTGATCGGTGTGCATACTGTGGCACGCGAAACAAAGGTAACGATAATTGCAAGGGGTGTGGAGCGCCATTATGACCAAAGATGAACGAAAATATATTGTCGAAGCCTACAAACAGGCGAAAAAGAATAAAGTAACACGCTATCGTTTTGCTTGGTGGTTGATCGAAAAATACCCCAATCTAGTTGTAGCTATCATCAAAGAGTTTATGAAACTATCGGGTGATTTTGACTAAAGATTTTATTAGAAACGAATCAATTCATCCTGTTTATTATATCGGATAGTTTATCTCGTAATTAGTGGGGAGGTGGTTATGATCGACTTTGATACCGTGCTGAAATTCTACCTGGTAGCGATGGCTGTATATTACTTCATCCTGGCGATTTTACTCGCATCGACGCTGCAATTGTATTTGGTATTGTTTGCGCATTTGAGCGAAAAAGTAGACTACACCAAGCTAATTTCATGCCGGTGATAATAGTATTTATCAAAACCATACACATGTTGTCTGAATACTGGACGGGGTATCCCTCACCTACCCCATTATTGAAAGAGCCCTGGCAAAGGGCTCTTTCTTCAGCATAGATGGTGTTACAGGTCTAATTATTTGTGTTGGCTTAGTTCATAGCATCACCTCTTTCTCTTTACAGCCATCGCCAAAATAATCATAAAGACTTACCGACCTCCCTATTCCTAACTTTATTCGCACATGGCGCATGTGTAACCTTACGCTCACCCTGGTTATTCCCAAAGTAGCAACTATCTGCTCGACCGTTTGACCCTGACAGATCAGGTCAATAACCTTTTTCTCGGCCGGAGACAAGAGTTCTCTTGTACTTTGTTTTGCCATATACCTTTACAATAACAATAAATCATGTATAATAAAGCTATGAATAGTCAGCGATCATCAACCGTCAAAGGCCGCAGCAGGGAGTCGGAGCCCTGCAAAGAGGTGCAATGCCTACCTGGTGATCAAGACTGAGAGGGCTTATCTCGCGAATAAGCCCTTTTTTGTTTAATGTAGACACCAAATATCCCTTTTATTAGATCATGCGCCAATCGCCACGCCGGTATCATTGCCAACTAATTCATCAAAATATACCGTCCCGCTAGTTCCTGCGTCAATACCACTGATCGCGCCCAACACCACGCTTCCCCATGAAGCAAAGCGCGTGTCATTCGCAAATAGCGTCTTAACTTGTTTGCTAATACCGTCTATCAGGAGTTCTATTGATCCACTTGTGCCAGAACCCGATTGCAAGTAAATCTCTATATAATGCGGGGCATCTGTAATGTTATACCAACTTGTTTGCTGGTATCCTGCGCTGTTGTCCATTGCCGTTGCACTAACCATATAGACGCCACCGGAAATCCTGAACTCTAGATAGGCCAGACTGGTAGAACCCGCAATATCATATAGATAGCAAATGTAGAACTTATCCAGGTTTGCCATCGTCAGTGTATTGGGATCAAAGTAGAACCGAATACGGGCCTTTCCAGTAGAACTACCCAGGCCAGATACGATAATATCTTTCTCTGCGGTATCATTGATAAGGACGTTCATACCGTAGCCGGTCCCATTCAGAGCTGCGCCTGCTGCCACAGTTACATCGCCGCTGTCGAGGTGCTGGCTGGATGACTGGGTAAAATCTCCACTTTCAAAATTGACGTTGATTAGATAAGTTACCGGCTCAATCATGTTGCCGTTGCGGGTTACTACAGCCTCATCGAGATAATAGGTTCCCGAATCGCCTGAATTAACCGATGCTATAGCACCAAGAGCAAAGCGATTTAGTTTATTAAAGAGCGCAAAATTGGCAATATTACTGACAGTTTCTTTCTTGACGTGATCTATATAAATCTTGGCGACACCATCCGATACCCCCGCCGCGGATGCCCTGGTAAGGTGGCACTCAATCACATGTGGCATATCCGCAATCGGCCAAGCAGTTGCCCCGGTTTCTGCGCCAGAGTCGTTGTAATAAAGCATTTTTAGTTGATAACCGCTACTGTAAAGAAGTTGCAAGGACAAGCCTAAATATCCTGTGGTTGATTCTATCAATCCCGCGATGGTTACATGGCCCGCTGCAATCGTCATACTGTTCGGGTCGATCCAAATCCTGAAGGATATATCGGTTTCGTTGTTGTATAAACCAAAGTATTTTTTTGCCCATTTAGCGGTTGTCGTTCCGCCGGGTAGCGTAACCGCCATACCGTGACCCGTGCTATTCAATCCTGCCGGGACTGTGATCGCCAGGTTCCCCGAATCGGTACTTGTTTCTTCGTACTCACTAAAATCACCCGCCTCGTGGGTAATGTTGCAGATAGTTGCGGAAGGTGTCCACGAACTGGCGACCTGGAACTGAGACGGTTCGGCCCCCTTAATTGTTACCGGCCCCGACATCAGGCGGTATAACTCATCTATAATGATCGGATATATTTTCCCTTGCCGCCATTTTTGATAAATATCAGCTATCCATAATTTATAATCCGCCGAGGTTGCCGATCCACCTACGTCTAGGCGATCAAAATTAACCATCATAATTTGTCCGTGCAAAATAGCGTAATCCGTCATGGCAATGAGTTGCGCCGCGGTTCTTGCGCCTGCTATCGTCATTTCTATATCGTATAAATTTCCCGGTGGCATATACAGACTATTGGTGTATCCATAACTTCCTGAACCTGTTAGAGTACCCGCTGCCACCATAGCCACCGCAGAATCCGAGTTCGAATATACTGATCCGCCACCTGTAAAAGCAAAATATCTTTCCGACCCAGGCATCCCCATAACGTTACGGATATACTGTTGTTGGTAGCCCAAACCGTATTCCTGGTGTGTCTCGTCAATGTCACCCATCCCCAGGTTCGTTGCCGTCATCATAGTTTGCCCGTAGCTGCAAATCCCCCAACCGGCGTTATATAATTCAAATAATTGTGCCAGCGTCAGGCGTCCAGCGTCCCCATCCCTGACCCGGTTGCAGTCCACGTACATATCACCCCGTATGCCTAACTGTTTGTGTAAGGCAAAAGCGCCGCTGGTATAAACGCTGGAATATATCCCATCGTGCCGGGTCAGCATAACCGGGATACGCTTGTAACCGCCAACCAGCCCATCAAACGAAGCCACTACTACCCCGGAGGAAGATGCCAGGGTAATGCGGATGCGAATCATGGTGTTGCCCCATGATTCCCCGCCAGTATTGGTCATCTCGGAAAGAGGACAACGAGCAAGCATCCAACCGCCGCGCTTTTTATATCCGTCTGCGCCAAAATTAAAATTAAAAGATTTTGAAAAGTCGGTGGTGCTAGAAATATAGAATGTCCAGGATGCGTTTGCCCAAGTCGCCCAATCCATGTACACCCACAGACCAAAAAATTCGTATTTTCCCAACCCCGCCATGCTGATGGTTTTTGTGGCCGTTTCCGTGCCGGCAACAGGGGTCGTAATCTTGAGGGAATTGCTACCTTCTTTGACGTTTACTGCATCTGCCGCGATGCTCCCACTTCCCGCCGCAGTCCAATCACCGATAGTTTCAAAACCCTCCAGTGCATCATCGGACTGGAGCATCAGGTTTTTAGGCAAAGTAACAGGGGGGGAATTTTTTGACATCGCCCCGTGATTAATTCTTGGATTGGGCATAGCGCCTCCTAGTCCTGGTCGGCAAAGATGCGAATATGCAGGGCGTTGGCTGTATAGGTCGGAGTACCTCTTGTCACCCAACAGGCAAACAGGTTCTTCACTGACCCGGTGCATTTGAAGGGTAGGCTCAGGTTACCCACGGGAGCAATACTGTTGAGCGCCGAGGCGTAGTACAGAGCGACAGGGATTACCGTCACGTTATTCTGCGCATCGGCATCCGAGATCGACCATGCCGCGTTGTCTGCCGGGGCGGTTACGGTCGCGTCGAATATCCACAGCTCGCCCGCCACTGACTGCACCGCATCATCCTCAACGCGGATGCCCGTGATCTTGCCCGTCCCGCCATTGACGCGGGCAATCGAGGTGATGGTTTGTACCGTGCCCACCATATCGCCGGACGAGTAAGCCGCGGCCGCTGTGTCAATCACGATGTCGATCTGTACCGCATTGCCACCCAGCGCGCCCAAGTGCGATTCGGTTGCCGCGGGTGTTACCGGAAGGGTAGTGGTTAGTAAACTCTCCGCCCCTGCCCCGCCCAGGTCCAAAACTACAACCTGTGCTTTCTTTGAACTTTTCTCAACTGCCCGGATCGTCGTTCCGGTTCCCGCTGTAACTGCAAAATCATCAGCCATTTAACACACTCCTTAGAAATCGCCTGAATAGGTTAAACCGAGGACGCCCATAGCAGTCCCGGCTGGAAATAGTACACCTGACCCCAAATTGTTCGTCACTGTCCGCGCCGTGGTAGTAGGTAGCGCCACGCTCGTCACATTGTCAAGGATATTGCCCGTCGCCGCGTTGTACTCCCAGGTCACGGCGTTTCCCGCCGACACAGGTGCAGCCAGGGCATAATAAACCAGGCATTTATTCGCCTGGATCGTCCCAGTATTGACCGTCACGCCCGCTCCATTGACCTTGATCGTCACGCCCGTTTTGGCGTTGGTCGCCTTCACGGCACGGGTGAACGTCACCACGACTGTCGATGCGTCCACGTGTCCCACCTCGGCGGATGCAAAGGATAGGGTTTTCTTTTTCCCGAACAGTGACAGCCCCAGCGGGCTTGATAATCTAAGCATAAGACCTCCGATCTAATAAAATATCCGTTTGTTCTGCTACAGCAAACTCGTATCGATCAGTTTTGCGATCAACGTGTAATCGTCTCTCAGGTAAGACAGTAAGAATTTGCCGTCTCCGATGTACCGCTCCACCATCGCGTGCTCGTAACCGGATTGAACCGAATCGCCATGTACCAGCCATGTTTCAGGTGTCCATACTCCACTGATGCATTTGGCGCAGTATAAATTTAGATCGGTGAGGTTATACCCCGTCCAGGTCACATAGATATTGCCGCTGGGGTCGAAGGACAGGCGCGGGGATGTTCCCTGCGGCCAGGTGTTCATACCGATAATCGTCTCCGAACTCCACACTCCGCCCGTGGATCTGGACTTATACCAGACACGTTCTCTGGCTTTACTTGCTGGTGATGTCTCGTGGTAGACCAGATGCACAACCCCGCCAAACGAATCAATCTCGAGGTGACCGAGCTGCGCCAGTACGTCCAGGTTTCCGTTCAGGCTGTTGGTAGTTATATTTCCATCAGATACAAACGTGTTTGTCCCTGTGGCCGAATAATATCCGGTGGCGGGTATGGTGGCGTTCCACTTATAGACAGCCACATAAACGCCGCCAGAATTGAGCGGTGCGATGATTGGAAAACGACCGTCTCCAGAGGCTGTAAGCGTTACAGGGAAACCCGCTGCGGTCGCCCATGTGCCGTCTGTATTAGCGTTCTTCCATACAACTGCATTGTTTGTTGGCGCGCCAGCATTACCACCCACGATCCACAAATGGCCGCCCGTATCCACGCAGGAAGACATATCACCAACGATACCTGCTCCTACCGCTATCGCTGTTATCCAGGCCGTATCCCAGGTAATAGTCCCATTAGACAAGGGAGTTCCGCGCCTTACCTCTACACCATCCTGAGAGTTCGTTGAACCGATATTCTTAATTACCCAAACCTTATTATTTACCTCATCGTAACAAACTTCCCAGTTGGCGTCTGCCGATCTAAATGTCTTTGTTAGTGTTGTGTCGCCGCTCCAGGTAATCCCGTCTGCTGACGAGCGGAAGTTTATATTACCTTGTTCGGTAGGCACATTGAAAGTTGCTGTATAGTCACCCCAGAACAACCAATGCAACCCAGCGGCGCAAAACGAACAACGCTGATGAGGCAAGCGCGAGGCATATTGTTCGTATGTTGCCGTGGTGCCCGTGGATACATCAATAGATCCAGCAACCGGATTGGTCCACAACCCAACAAGGCCATTCATCGCATTGGTAACGGCGGTAATTTGAGCCTGGGTCAGGGGGATATCATAAAAAGCGATCGCTGCAATTTCCCCTACCCACGCTCCACCTAATACGCCGGACTGGTTCAACCCGCCGATGTAGATTTCGATGTTGGGCGTGGTTGCCACGGCGATATTGCCCGCCTGTTGCGTTCCGTTCAAATAGCCCTTGCGCCCGGCGATGGCATCCACGCCGCCCAGGTTCGTGCCTGCCGCGCCGATCAGCAGCTCGCCCTGGTTCAGGAAGCGCAGATCGGTCCCAGACCTGAGGGGGCAAATAGCGAATGCCTGTGTTGCGCTGATGTAGGCGCCGAACGGATACTGGTTGTTGCCGTTTGAAAATCTTATGATGGCTGACCAGTTGGAGGAATTGACGATAATGCCGGTCTTCAGGTATTGGGTTCCCGTAAATACCCAACCGTAGACAGGATTGAGGCTTGGCGCTGTGCCTAATGTAAGATTGTGACTTCCGGGATGAGCAAGATTGGTGTAGCTTACGGATAACGATGGAGCTCCAATCGCCTGATAGGCTCCAACACAATCCCCCAGGGGTATGCCTCCTGCCAAATACCAGGGGGTAAATGTCGGCGACCAGGCATTATAGTTTACCTGCGGGCGCCCCTTCAGATCATTCAGCTCAGCCTGCAACTTATTAATAGTTGCCCACATTGCTGTCGTGTTTTGTTCGGCGGCGCCACTCATAGCCACCCCGTTTCGATGGTTCCGCTCAAGACCTCATCCCCGTTTTCTTCTAAGGCAATGTCCATTCCGGCGATCTTGACGTTTGAGGATGCCCCCGTAAAAGCATTGACTGCGGTGGCTTTGTCGCCCCAGTCGAAATCTTTTTCAAATACAAAGTTCTCATTCGGCTGGATGCGAAAACCAAAAGCCTGTTTGACGCGAGCGAGCCAGGCGGCGTTATCCCCTGCTGCGTTCAGACCTGTTGTATTGCCCTTAGCTACCTGCGTAGCATTGACGAAGAACTCGATATCATTAGAAGCTGAGTAATCGGCGCCGTTCCTGAATACCCAATCCCGGTCAGCGCCTTTGCCCTGCCCGCCGGTGATGGCGACGGTGCCCTCAATACTTTTGTCGAAGTCATAGACCGGCTGCCCCATGTTGGCATTGGCAAGTGAGAAAGTCAGTGAACTGGTGCGGTCAGTCCCTCGCTGGCCGGGGTAAAAATAAAAGGTCCATTGGCGGGTAGCCGTGCGCAGCAGGTCCCAATCGCCGCCCGAGATAGGGGCAAATTTCGTCAGAGTATCCAGCAGTTTGTCGCCCGAATTAATATTGAGGTCCTGGGTGGTTCCGGCTCCCAGGTCTGTATCCACCACGATGTAGGGCGCGGGGTCATTGGTGCCATCCCGCAGGCGACTATTCACAACAGTCGCCAGGCTGGTGATATTGTATTTCACCAGGGTCTTGAGAATCGTCTCTCCGGGTACTCCGGCGAACGACGTGCGGTTTGTGACCGCATCCTGCCAGGCGACCGTACGGGTCCACAGCCACCAGGGGTAACCCGGGCAGGTAAGCAGGATCCTCGCCGCGTCGGTAGGCTGCTCCCAATGGGTATTGAGATATAGGCCGCCAAAAATCCTATGGTTTGCGATCCCATGCGCCAGGTCCTGCCGCCACAGCTCGACCATGCCGCGGTATTCGAGATCGGCGAGCGCAGCGTGGTTGCCGGGAAGCCAGACCGAGAGCAGACCGGGCTTATTGACATAGCGGGAGCAGCCTACCTTGCCGGTGCCAGTAAGAGCGATACGGCTCAGCTCGACGCCAGTGTGATCGTAAATCCGCAATTCGTAGGTGGCAGCCATGTGACTTATTTCACCAAAAGTGCTATACTAATTCTGGAGGGTCTTATGAAAAAAATTGCTGTTCTCATAATTGTTGTCTTGTTATTAGTCTCCATATCACCCACAAAGGCTCAAGATCAAGAGCTTATTCAGGTAATTCAGGCTTGGAATGTTTACCCTATAAAAGCTGCGAATAACCATTGCGTAGACGATCCTGATTGGCACCATCCATCGATGGCCTGCAATAATTGGGGATGGTCTGTGGGCGCGATTGTCAACCACTTTGAAATTCAATACCTTTCTAATGGCATGCAGAACCACATTGAATATGGAAAGATAGATATTTTGGTTGATGACGTTAAACAGATATCCATCGATCAAAGTCCATGCAAAATAGAGGATCCTCTCAGTGCCTGTAGTGGCACCATTGACCCGAAAACTTTTTCGATGGATGTTCCTGCTGGTTATCATAAAATCACCATTCAAGCACAAGATCCATACTGGGGACCAATCAACCTTATAAAACTATCGTTTAGCATTCCGCATGCGGTCTTTCTGCCAACGATCATTCATTAAGCCGGGCCTATTGCCAGCCAGGATAAATTCACCGTCGTGTGTGTGTTCCCCAGTACGTCTATCCACCCTATGGTGAAGTGGGTCGCATCCTTAAAAGTGATATACGTGCATACACCAGCAGCTATATTGGCAACCGGATAAATTACCGGGAGTGCTGAAAAGGCTACAGGAAAGGTTACGGATACGGTTCCAGAGGTGGCAGCGCCCCCACTCCACTGAATAGAACCCAATTGCATTTTCGTATTCGTTGGTATGTAGTTTGTGGTCCCTGGATTGTCAAAATCTGTGGCGCTCCCCCCTTGCCGCGCTATCAACTGAGCTGCCATTACCCGCTCGTCTGTGACAACACAAGTCCCAGTTGTGTTGACCAGCACTTGTGCGATTTTTATATCGTAGGTCGTTCCGGGAGTTTGCACAATTGCGGGAACTGTTGGTGAGCCTGCATCAACCCCAGATATTACAGTAATCCTAGATGCGAACCCCGCCCACGAGCAGCGTAGCACGATTCGGTCAATCCGAGTGTTTCCACCACCCACAGCCGAAGGAATATTTTTACTAACCGCCGCGCTGTTTTTATAGCCATGTCCATCAGCAAGACATTCACCCGTGTCAATTTGCACGGTGTTTGCCCCGGTTACTGTTGGATTTAGTTTATTAAGCAGTGATGGGGCAATGCCCTCGAACTTGCCACAGGCTGCTATAAGCTGCTCATTGTCGGCCATCATTGCCTGGGTATAGCCCGAGGCGTTTAACTGTTGGTCACCAACCGCTCCCGCTGCTACCGTGGTCCAAAACCATGAAAACTCAGCCAAAGTATTATCCTCCCCTACCGTCCAAGGTAGTTTTCGAAATAGTTAATGTCAATTTCGGTTGCGGCAGTGATCCCGGACCCCTGCACATTTATTGAGTTATTTCCGCCAGGCGCACCAGAGTCAGCATCCAAGATTGCGAAGTGGGCTAAACCGGAGTCATCAGTCAGCGTACTATTCTGGCGATTTCCTGAAGCATCAATGACCGTCTTATATCCATACCTCAGGTCAAATGTAAAGCGGTCGCCAGCGTTGATGGTCGTACCTGCTTTGAGTTGGATCTTTAGCCCGCTTTGCTGGTGGGTCATCAGCAAGTTGGTGATCGGACCGGTAGCTATGATCTGCGGGAATGAAGGCCACTCGCCATTGTAGGCAAAGGTATTGGTCTGGTTGATCGACGATCCGCCTATTCCGAACGGGATAACGAACGGTATATCGAAAGGCATTGCGCCAGCCCCATAAGCAAATGTCTGCGTCTTGCCCACCGGATCATAGCAATACCCGTTTTCCACTTTGAATAAAACCGTCGCCTGCTGCGCAGCCCAATTCTTTACGGACCAAGGGACGGCGATATCTCCGGCCAGATGCCCGTCAAAGTAACGCACCGATCCATCCGGGTTGACCCATTTGATAATCTGATTCGCCTGCGGCTTAAAGAGTTGGCGCAGCTGGTCCCTGTGCGCGTACATGTCCGCCAGTTCCGCATCCGGGAACATAAACAACAGCTTGCCGATGCGTGGATCCAGGCGATATCCGTAATCCGTCTCGCCGTGCTGCTCGGGGCCGCGGATGGTCAGTCGGTGGTTTGGCGGCATGCCCCATCCGTCGTGACCAACCAGTTCCACGAAGGCACCGTCGTCAAGTTGGGTTTCAACGCCATTGTTGATGACAGAAACAGTCATATTAGAACCTGTAGCGCCACTTGTATAGGTCGAGCTCTTCGTTCATCGTGAGCTCACCCTGCTTGTAGACCTGTGGCTGGGGGTAGATGTTGACGGTCTGAGCGTTGGAGCTCGAGGATATTCCTGAAGAGGCAGTCACTGCAGCCATCGCAGGCAGACCGGCGCCTTCAAAGCTCAGGTTAGCCTTGAACTGGGGCAGCGAAGTGTTATTGAGCGCGGCGAGCGCATTGCCGATGCCTACCAGACCCAACTCAAACGGCGTCGGTGAGCCGGGGGTAAGCCAGTCAGGTAACTTGATGCTTGCCAGCATAGTCTTGATATCCTGAAGTTTGCTATAGAACCAATCCAAGGCCTTTTTTATGCCTCCGTTTATCGCATCCGCCAGAGGGGTAAGCACCTTATCGACCAGCCATTGGATTTTTGGCCCCAGGTCATCTACGATGTAATCGTGGATCGATTTGAATATTGGCATGACGTTGGTATTGATATAATCCCATACCGTTTTTAGGGCCGGCTGTAAAACGTTTTGCCACAAGCCAGCCAGGGCATTGAGCGCTAGGGTGAGGGCAATATTCATAATGTCGGCCACTGACTGTAAGATCGGCAGGATATGATCGTTGAAGTAGTTCCATACTGTAGTGATGGCTGGTAACAGAGTGTTATTCCAGTAGTCCGTAAGAGTCTTAATAGCTGCTGGCACATTGATCTGCAGCCAGTTCCATAAGTTCTGGATGATTGGGAAAGCCACGGTCTGCACCCAGTTCCACACCTTCTGGATGGCGGGTAATAGCGTTTGCTCCCAAAAAGTCTTGAGGGTCTGAATGGCGATCGGGATATTGATTTGTAGCCAGTCCCACAGTTTTTGAATGATCGGGAATGCTACTGTTTGCACCCAGTTCCAAACGTTTTGAATGGCTGGAAGCAGGACATTTTCCCAAAAAGTTTTCAGCGTTTGGATTGCGATCGGGATATTGACAGCCAGCCACTGTTTAACATTCTCAAATGCAGTTTGTAACCAAGCTACCACCTCCGCGGTTTTCTCGTGTATGCCGCCCCAATTAGTTTGCCAGGCATGATAAAGTAAGTAAGCGGCTGCTCCGATCAGAGCCATGACGGCGATAAGGGGCAGCATACCAATAATAACCGGCACCATTGAGGCTGCCGTGGTGATCGCAAAGGTGGCGATGGCAACACCAATTACGGCAAGGACTGCTACTACTAACCCTTGGTCATTTTGGAATGCACTCACAACCCTCTGGAATATATCCATTACGGTAAAAATAGAATCTCCGATAAATTGGAAGACCGGACTGACTTGATATAGGCTCAAAAATCCATTGGCCAAAGCCTCTAAAATATCTCCGCTACTCGAAAAATCCCCCATAAATGCATCTGCAAATGTTTTGATCGCATCTGATAAAAATGTGATTCCATCCTGTATTGCTGGACTACCCAGCCAATTTGTAAACATTTTAGTCAGGTCGCTGATGATAGGAATGAGCGCCATGCCAATTTGCTCATGGATCTTAGCCATCTTATTTTCCAGGATAGCCATGCCGCCCGAGGCCGTCTCCCCGGCTGCCAGAGCTACACCGCCGATGGACTGGTTTAGTGCATCCAGGATGACCTTTTGCGCGCCGGCTGTATCTCCAGTGGCGGCCATCTTCTTAAGCATCTTATCCAACTCAGGAGTTACTTCCACGCCGGCAGCGCGCAATCTCATCATGGCGGTACCTGGTTGCTCGAGAATCTTGCCCAGGAGCTGCGCTGCCGATGGTAGGTCTGTGCCCATCGTGGTTGCCAGGTTCATGGCTGCCATGTTGGCAGCCGGGAATGTATCTTTGCCGATTTCTTTGAAGCGCGCCAGGACCGCGCCGGCTGACACGATATTGTCATCGCTGAACTTGGTCAGGCCTGAATACTTCTCGGCCAGACCTTCTACTTGAGCGGCGGTGACTCCAGTGACGGAGCCAGTATTAGCTAAAACGCTATTGAGTTGAGTCTGGACATTTTGCATGTTTTCAGCTTCAACGATTGAATCTTTGAGTTGAACGCCGATCTCCGCCAGCCCCCCCGCCACGAGCGCGCCCGCGCCAAAGACGATCCCTTTGCCGATGTTTGATAGGGATTGAGTAATAGACTGTGACTTGCTCTCGGCTTCGCTCGCGGCTGCTTCCAGCCCTTTGTGATAGGCCTCAGCTCCGAGTGTCAGGGCTACTGCCAGCGTCGCTATGGTTCCCATTTTTCGGTCCTTGTGGCGGCATCCAGAGACGTACCAGGTTCAGCATATCTTCGGGGCTCTTACCGGCATGTTGCCCCGTCTTTGCGGTCCAATAGTCAAGCAGAAAGTCCGTCGCTTCAAACGGATTCGAGCGTTTTTCCGGGTCTCGGTTGGCATTGGCGATCGTCGCCGCGATCATGGCAGCCTGAATATCGCCCCGGTCATCCCCGAGCGGTTCGACCGAGAGAAAGGCGATCCATTCGCTGAACTCCCGGCTCGACATGCGGGCCTGCAACTCAGCAACCGGGCATCCGAAACGCCAGGCTAGTTTGAACCAGGCGCGGCGCTCGGGCCGCTCCCGGAGTTTTTTAGCAGTTCGTCAACGTCCTCTTTTGTCAGGCCCGACAGTCTTTGTGCGACCGTGCCGACGCGATAAAGCGCCACCGCACTTTTTCCGCCGAGCATTTCCACGTCGCCGGGCTGGTCAAAGAGCTGCTTCCCGCTTTCGTCAACCACACTCGCCGCTACCAACTTGGCCGTGATCTGGTCCAGGTTGACCGCTTTAGTCTGGCTATCGAGCACAGACATCTCGAACTGGTTGCGCTGCTCGCCGGTCAGCCCGCGCACGAGCACCTCTCCGCCCCATTCAGGGACGGAGACCGTCTCGGTCTTGATATCCGAGACGCTTACAACGTCTTTCCGCTTGAGTAAAGCCATGTTTCAATCCTCCAATTGAATGAGTAGGATAGCCTGCTCGGGTGAGGTGTCGCTGAGCAGGCTATCCATCCGATATTAGTTAGCCCAGGTGTAGACGCCGGTCACATCGAGCTTGAAGGTCGCCGCCAGTTTGCCGTCCACTGGAGCTTTCTGGTCAAAGCCGGTCACATAGGCCGTAAAGGTGATTTGAGTGTTACCGATATTGGGCCACACGAGCTGGAAGTTGCGCTTATTGCGCGCCTGCCAATCCCGGATCAGGCCGTAGGTATAGCCCTGCGTGATCGCAGTCGGGATAAGGTTCACTTCCAACGTCCAGGTTCCCGGGTCGATGGTAGTGGGTACGATCTCCTTGGTGGCGTTGGTCGAGGAATGGTTAGTTATATCCGTCGTGTTGGTCTTCCCGGCAGGGCCGGTGATATTGGTCACCTCGGCGATCGTGGCAAACGATTCCGATGCGTTGCCATCCCCGATCTTGATGAGAGTTCCAAATGCTGCAATTCCTGATGATGGCATAGTGGTTTCTCCTTAGTCGGTCAACCTGAGGCACCAGAACAGCACGTCCGTTCCGCCTCCATCCGAGGTGATGATACACAAGCCCGTGGATTGGGAGAATCCAGCCGGCTGGAGCTGGGGCAAAACAGCCATCAAGCCGATGCCCAGGGTATACACGATATCTCCCGTCCGGTTGTACGGGTCTACGCGGGATGTGGCGGTGATCACGTGGCTGCCCGCGCCGCCTTTCATCAGGATGATTTCTTTCCCCGTGCAGGGGAAGGACACGCCGTCGGTCACGACGGTCATGGATTGGCCGGCGCCGATGTTCAAAGCGAGAGCGGTGATCGGTAAGACGGTCCATTTCGCCGGCATTTGGAATACGGTCAAAGGTACGACTGCCATAGTTTAGTTTCCTTTCTTTTCCCGCCCGCTTTTGTCGGCGAGGAGAATAAGCGATTGAGTTGGCGGCTGGGGCGCTTGGGGCGCCAGGTGCCGTTGATAAACGTGCTCGAGGATATCGGTCTCCCCTTCCAGGGTGTCGTAACCGCAGTAATTGCACTGCCATTTCGGGTATCCCGCCCAATCCCCCAATGTGTAATGGGGGTTGGCTTTCGGCTTCTCCGGCTCTTGCGCTGGAGTTACCTCGGGTACGGCCTCAGGAACGACCTCAGATATAGGCTCGGGTTCTTGTTCGGTTTTCTTTTTTGGCATACTCACTCCAGTCCCCAGAAGGTGACATCCATGCGCTCGCGAAAGCGCTGACCAATCGGAGGCAGGTCCGGCTCAGCTACATCGGTCACATCTTCGTCAAAAGCCGGCTGGCCATACGCTGTTTTCCAGCGTCCGATTGCATTCTGGAAAGCCTTGCGCACAGCATAGCATTCCAGGTAGGTCGAGCCGTAGAAATCGAACTGGTATTTTGGCCAGGTCAGCTCCATGCCATCGTGCGTGTGCTCGTGCGGGCGCGAGACCTGGAAGTACGTTGCAGCCGGGAAGGTCGGTGTCTCGGGCAGCGTGAGCGGATATAGACGCGTGCCGATCAGGGCATTGATCCCCGGATCGTTGGAGAAGAACCATACCAGGTCGGTAACGTCGGTCATTCGACCCCCGGTGTTACGCTGGCCAGGATCTGCTTGAGTGCAATGCCGGCGTCTGTCTCGAAGCGCGCCCGGTTCTCATCCAGGGCAGGTCTGAGATATGGCTGAGCATGTAAAGTGACGGATGACTTGAGGGCATACTGAGTAACCCCCTGCTCATCCACCAGCATTGAGACCATTCCACCATAAGACTGAACATGCAGCTTCCCGGGGAAGCTGCGCGGCGGGTAGCTGGCTGCCTGGTCGGTCACAGGGATGGCCAGGTGAGCTGCGTTCTTTGCCGTGATGGTCCCGCCGAACTCCTGGATAGCGGCATAGATTAGATCCGTGCCGACCTCCACAGTGGCATGCTCGCGGTCGCTCTCAGTAACTTCCGTGTGGATAGAGCGGGAGAGCGTGCGGGTCTTCGCCGGCGCCTTTTCTTTGGCTGCGTTCTGGATCGGCAAAGCTCCAGCCGTCGCTGCTTTGGCCAGTGCTTCCCCGGCGACGGCATCCGAGAGAGCCTTGAACTTGCTCATGAGCTCTTTATCCCCGGTGATCGAGGCGTGAGCCGTCATCTCGTCCATCAGTGCTTGACCTCCACGACCAGGAAAGTAAAAGCCTGGAAAGCGTCATTGTTGACCAGCAGAATATCGTAGACCACGCCCGAAACCTCCACGAATCTCATCTTGGGCGTGATCAGCGGATAATAGCCGGCCAGGGCGATCTGGTTGGTCGCTGTGGCGTACACCTGGTTAGCCGCTTTGGTTTCGTTCCCGCCCGTGGTCTCCACGCGGCAAGGGATGTTCGTATGCCCGGGCAGGTCCGACCATGCTTTGATCGGCTGATTGGCTGCGTCCTGCGTCTCGGTATAGGCTTGCACCTTGCCGGTCGTGGGATAGCTCGGCATGAGCGTCTGGATCAGGCGCGGGTTGACGAACCAGGGATAGGTCATGGCGTTGCGCCACCTTCACTACGCATGATTTCGTTCCACATGCGCTCACGATAGCTGAAGTTACCCATTACCTGCTCGGCGTAATCGAACGAGCCGCCCTCTGTATAAGCCTCTTCGATCAAGGCTTGTTCTCTCAAAAGCTTTGCTCGATCGTTGCATGCCTTTGCCACAGCCGGTCCATTTGTGGACAACCCATTGGTGGTGATGACCTGCAGCACCAGGTTACGGTCAGAGCCGATTGACTCCAACCCCAGGGCTGCGGCGCGCTTGGGCACCTGAAACTCAGCGATCAGGAGCGCGGCGATCTCTTCGTCGGTCAGGACGCCAGGCGAAACCCGGTCAGGTATAAGCAGCCTGACAAGGCCGGTCGGTGTGGTTGGGTCGTAAGTAAAGCTCATTTCTTACGTTTCCTTGGTTCCCTGAGATCAACTAACTCAGGATTGACGGTCTTGGCCGAACTGCGGGTTACAGCATCCACTTGGAGGGTTCCCGGTGGGGACAGGAGAACGTGGATAGCCCGCAGCTCGGCCAGGACCGCCGCGAGATAGAAATCCGTAACCGTTTCCGGCTGCGGAACTTCGTTAGGCGTTGTTGCCATTCGAGCCCACGCTCATCTTGGGATCTTCAAAGGTTCCGCCCAGAACGTGGCGAACCTTATACTCGATGGCGTCGGTGGCGAAGTCCCCGTTCATGGGGTCGATCCCGCCGCCTACACGCGCCTGGTTGGGCTGCTTGATAAAGACCTCGGGCTGTTCGTGCCCGCGCAGGAAGCCCATTTCCATCGCAGGACGTCCTACGTCTGGATTGGCGTGCAAGAACCAGGTGTTACGTCCAGCGGTTCCAGCCGTACAAACGATGGGGATGTAGGGATTGACTGCCAGAGTTACCTGGGTCTTCATCCAGTTCTCGGCAACCAATTCCTGCCAGGCTGCACCGGGTTGGGCCGCAGCGGTGACGGTCTGCATCAAGCGGATCTGGGTAGCGTGCAGGATGTTTTGAGCGGTGATCATCTGTGCAGGCGCCACCTCGAGCGTAACGGCTGTGATGGCGATTGGCTCACCGTCCACATCCACCTGTTGAGCCAGGGTGATATAAGCAGCCTGCAGCGCCTGGACAGACAGAGGCGGATTGATCAGTTGGCCAGGCACAAGTGCAGCTACGATCAGGTTGTTGTTGCCCGCCGCATATTGGGCCGCAATCGGGCCGTTGGCATCACAGTGCAGGTTGGTCGCAAAGAGTTCTTCCGTACGCCTTGCAGCCTTGCCAAAGCGGGCCGGGATGTCCTTCAGGGCATCCAGGTCATCATTGACCATCGCTTCCCAAGCAAAGGCAATGCGCCGGCCGTACTTCAGCACGGCGTACTGGTAGCGAGCATCCGCCAGGTTGACCGGCTCGGGATACTCGGTTTGCTGCGGGACCGGGACCAGATGAGCCTCAGCGCCGTTGACCGCAAAGCGGTTTACGGTGCGGAAGTCGGAGACGGTCGAGCGCTTGCAGTACAACGGCCACACGCCGGGCGTCTCCTGGTAATTGGCCAGGAGCTGGCGGTCGATGATATCCCCAAACAAGAAGGGGAAGTCCGACGTGCCAAAAGCCTCACGCAGGTAGTGGAGCGGTCTCTTGCCGGTGTAGACATCGGCAACCAGCCGGGTGGCTTCGACCAGCTTGCGCTGGTAGTCCAGCCGCCTGGCTTTCTGAGATGCGGCCGCGCGTACGTTCGTTCCTTCGCCGCCAAATACCCGTTGAATACTGACCTCTTCCGCGCGGATGGTTTCAAGTAAATCTAGCATTTCCATGATATTTTTCCTTTCCGCTTATTTGCGGGTGTACTCAAGCCAGGCTGCATAGAGCAGCAGGCTGTCATTGGCGTGCGCGCCAGGGGTGAAGGTGAAGCCCCAGGGCAAGGGCGTTCCGGCTACTGCAACGGCGGTGGCTGTCTGGGTGTAAACAGCAGGGGTTGCCAGGTGAACTGCGATGGTGTTGCCGCCGGTGATGATGGTCGCTCCGCCTACGCCTTCGAAGAAGCCCAGGACGCAGGTGCAGGTGTCGGTGCCCGCGCTCATTGCCGCGTAAACCTTGAAACTGACCGGCTGGGTATTGTCCAGGTCGGGCGGCGAGACGATGTTATTACCGATGGGCAGCACGCCATTGGCCACCCAGGTGATCTTGCCGGATGGGTCAACCAGGGCATTGGTGCGGGTCAGGGTCGGGGTAGTATCCGATGCGCCCAGGCCGGCATTATTCGCCTTGGTGTCGATTGCGCCGCCGGTCAAGATTTCCCATGTCTGCAAAGCCAGGGGAATGAACCCCTTGCGCAGCGTGGCGGTCAGTTTGCCTGCGGTGACATTGCTGTCGGCCAGCCCAGCGGTCAGGATTGCCTGAGCAGCAATATTGCCGCTGCCGATTGAACCAGCGCCCAGAATGCCGCCGCCTGCAAAGTGCAAGACTGCGATTGTGGTGGCCGTACCAGCGCCGGCATTCGCAGTCGCAGCGAAGCCGAAGAAGTAACCGGCCGCGTCCTTCGATAGGTGCGTGGCGTTGGTCAGGGCGTCGGTGTAGAAGATCGGGTCGCCTACAGCGATTGCTGATCCGCCGCCGCCGTTGACATGCGCGTCCACCAGAAGGCTGAATGCACCAAAGCCAAGATAGGCGGACGTGGTGCCATCTGTGCGGACATCGCACAGGGCCACACCGGTCATCTGGCCGTAACGCAGCGGAGCTCCCGAGGTTGCGCCGCCGTTGGTGGGAACGAGGGACACTTTCAGAGCGGTATCAAGTAACTGATTGCGAGCCATAATTTACCGTCCCTTCGCCATTACTTCGGCCATCTTTTCGGTATAGCCCAGGTCCATGTAGCTTTCCTTCATGGACTTCTGGACCTCTTCGGGCTTGGGTTCGGCTGGCTCGCCAGTTCCGCCCATCCCGGTGATCTGCCCGCCGCCGGTCACTTCGACCAGGTAAGCCGTTTCGGTTTGAATGGCCTCAGTGATCTTGGCGTCAAAGGCGGCAAAGTCGATCTTGCCTTCTTTGACCGGGGCAGTTTTGACCAATTCCAGCTTTAGGCGGTCCTTGGTCGCAGTATGCAGGGGCGCAACCGCCAGTTTCTTGGCGGCATAGTCGCCTGCATCGCGCAGTATCATCTTTTCCTGGAGTTGCTCCAGTTGGGTCTTGAGCTGCGCATTGGCCTCTTGTACTTCTTTCAATGCTTTCTCATCCATAGTTTTGTCTCCTTCTTGGATGGTAGGTTGCGCAGCCCCACGCCGCGCCGACTCGAACAACTGCAAAACTGCGCCGCCAGCACCGGGCTTCGTAACGAAGTCCACGGATTTGGCGTCGGCAATTCTTGAAATGATAGGGCCCTGCCTGCCTTCGGCATTGCCCGGCTTGGCTTCCCCACGGGCCCGGATGGACACACCGATATCCGGACCCATATCGTCGATCGCTTCCTGATATGGCTGGTAGATCTGCGCGTCGGCATACAGCCCGGGACCTTTGACGTGATTGGGGTCCCAGCGTGCATCCGTCACGAGCTTGGCAGCCAGTCCGTTTAGATCGCCCTCCGGACGGGCCGCTTCTTCTTCGGCGGTCTGATGGTTCCAAAACATCTGCATGCCGGACTTGAACACGTTGGGCCCATCTCGTGCCAGCACCTCTGGCGGGTAATAACCCGATGATCCCCAGCCAGGCTGGATGATCTTGATTGGCGCCGTCCCGTCCGGGCGCACACTGCGCTCGACCAGCTCGGAGAAATCCGATTCGATGAGCTGAAGATTATCAGCTTCAGCAAGGGGAGCACTCTCTTTGATCCCATCCGGCATATCGTCTGCCGATTTGTCCGGGTTGGCCTTCTTCCAAGCAGCGCGTACCTTGGCTTTTACCTTGGCGAGATCTCCCGATGGTATCTGCACCTTCTTGCCGCGGAAACCTTTGCCCAGCGCTGCTGCAGCCGCCCCGACGATGCCAGGATCCGGATCCCCGCCGGGTTTGCTGGTAAGTCGCAGCTTCCAGGTGGATGGTTTCTCCGGATCGGGCACGTAGGCATAATCAGAGGCCGGGAAGTCTTTCCCGCCTTCGGTCTTGCCCTCGTTGAAAATAGCCTCCATCATGGCATCGTCCTGCGGATCCGGTGCATCCATCCAGGGAGAGCGATCGTAGAGCTGGGGGCAGTCCTGCATAATGGCCGTGTAAAAAGCGTCCATAATGTCGGTGATCGTGCCATGCAAAGCAGTGTACTCGTCGCGGGTAAGCGCGCCTTGTTCGTAAAGATCATCGACCATATCTGTGAAGGCGGTGTGAATGTTGCCCTCGAGCCGGGTGCCGATGGTCATGCTTTCATGCATGGATTCGGTTTTCCCTTGCGGCTGATTCTCCGGGTTATCGTCTGCCCCGCCCTGGGTCATATCTTCCCAGGTCTTCGAGAAATGGGCGTCGCAGGCCTCCAGGGCATCCTGGATTTTCTTGGGCAGGCTCTTATCCTTCATCAGGCCCTTGATGGTGTTCATGGCTGCCCGCAGTTGTGCTTTCTTGGTGGCTTCTTCGGTTAGTCTCATGGTCGCCTCACATAAAGCAAATCTCAAGTACATCGCCGGCGTTGCCCATAACATACAGCGTCCGGACGGCGGAAGCCCCACTGACGTTGAACCAGGTCCACGTCGCCGCATCGAGGAGCGGAACGCCTTTTCTAAAATCGCCGATGCCGGCATAGCCCGTGATGGCTCCATCAGCCTGGGGCAGTTCAAAACCGATGCGGATTGCGACTGACGCGACCGGCCTCACGCCCATAATATGAGCAGTAGCCGGTATGGGTGCAGAGCCAACAGCAAAAGCATTCAGGGTAAGAGCAATGCTTTGCGCTCCCAAGACCAAATCGGCAACCGGGTTGACTTCCATCGGATTGCCCGGTCCAATAACGTTCCCATCTATCATGATTGGCATAGATTACTCCTTTACCTGATAAAGCTCATCGCAGTAGCAGCCGACGTGACCCAGCGGGTGATCGTCGCCTGATTGGTGCGGCTGGTCAGCGGGGATCCAGCCTTCGTCGGCATTGGGCTGGCAGATATTCTCGCATGGACCCGACTTCGACAGCTCGGGCGCCGTGTCCCACTTCTTTTCGAGCTGGACGCCGCCGGCCGCCAGGTCCTGGGTCACGATCCAGTTGCCTTCTTCGTAAGCCTCACCTGCTTCGGTGACTGCAATGCGCTCGGCTCGACTGGTGTAATTGCCCGGCACGCCTACCGCCATGTCGTCATACTGACCGATGATCGCCCGCGCCGTCTTCTGGTAGCTCCAGCCTTCGTCCGTGGCCTGGCGCAGCAGGGTCTTGATCTGGCTGCGGGTCTCCTGGTTGATCTTGGCGATCAGCGCAGCTCCGTGCTGCTCGATATAGGTAACTGCCCGCGGGTTGGCCAGGCTGAATGACAGGGAAACGTCCAGCTCACCCAGCAAATGCTTGGCACCGGCAGCTAGGAGGCCTTTGCCCGTGTCTTCAATAGGCTGCTTGAACAGGTCGAAGCTGTCAGCGTCAGAGCCGTCGAAAAGGTCATCAACCGGGATATCCCCGATGGCTTCTTTGATCTCAGGTGGAAATTGATATGCATACTTCACCAGCCCCTTGACGAAGCTCTTGCCCTGGACCCGAAAAGCCTTCTGCATGGCTTTGGTCAACTTGCGCTCGGCAGGACGCAGCACCCGCGCCTTATTGGTGTGGTGCAGGACTTCCTGAAGATGAGCAAGAGAGCTAATGACCTGTAACATAAACTTCCTTCAGCTGCTTGATCGCATCTCGAATTGCCTCAGCCAGAGCGCTCTCTTCCGAGTTGACCGCATTGACCTGCTCCAGGTCTTTTTTGAGCGCAGCCAGGACCGCATCCGGGTCTTTGATGCCCAATGCCCGGCATAAGAGCCGCGTGACGGTCTCAGAGTCGATCGTGCCAGCCGGCACGCCTGGTGCGCCCAACGTGGTTGCATCCATGATGGCGACAATAGAGTCTTTCGTGGCATGCTCCAAGACCGGGGGAAACTCGACATTGATCTGCGCCGGCTCGCCGTCCGATAGAAGCACACGCTCAGTCCCATCTTCGGCAACTTCAACCACAGTCTTACCGTTCAACACTCCGGATGGCGCCTTGGCAGACTGCAGAATGGCATATTGCAGGATATCGATAAACGTGTCCGTCCACAGCGTTTGGCGGTCGCGGAACTTGAGCTCAGTTGGGCGATCCAGGCTGTTAGCGGTGGCGAGCGTTCCAACCGAGACATCACCAAAGAACGTCTCTGGCAGGCCGAATACAGCCGCGCTCATGAGGAGCAGCCGCCGACCGTCTTCCATGCTGGTCGTGGCGCCCGAGGTCTTGATCGGCTCGAGGTCCGTGTTGGGCGTCATCAGCGCAGTGGCGCCAGCCACAGGCGGCGGGTTGGTCTCGATCGAGCTGGTTGAGATGGTCGTCTGCAGCTTGAGCTTTTCAGCGCCAATGGCACGGGCATCCGTAGTCTTACGCTTCCAGGCAAAGCGAGCCAGCGCCTGGGTGATCTGCGCCCATGCCTGCAGGAAATCGGTGTAAGCCTTCGCCCAGTCCTGCGCGGCATAGAACTCGCAGATGCCGAACTTCATATCGGGCAGGCCGCCGATCTTTTTATGGTAAATCGGTGTATCCCACATCACTGGCGCGCCGCCGATTTCCTTTGGCTTTGTCGTTGGCTTATACAGCCAGTCGGGATAATAGGCAGTCTTGCCTTTGGAGATCTCGCCGCCATCATTGGTCAAAGTGACTTCTTGCCAGTTGCGCTTGTAGTACCAGGGATCCTTGCGATCTTCGGGATTGGATATGATGGTCTCAATCTCTTCGAGCGGCACGGTGCGGATCATCACCCGCCCGGTGGACTTGTTCGTGAAGAACACGAAGAATAGATTACCCTGGACCTCGAGTTCTTCTTCCTTGCCGGTCATGGCTTCCTGGCGGGTGAGTTCAGCCCGGTTCTTGACATCCTTGATAAACGCCTGGATAACTGTATTCACATCCTCATCAGGCGAGTTGATCGTCACGCCCTGGCCAAAGACGTAATAGGCTGTGGTCATCACGCCGCGCTTGATTAAGGGATTTTTTAAGAACAGAATGCGCGCCATTTGGGAGATCAGGCGCAGGCCCTGCCGGCTGAACTCATACTGGCTTTCCCCGATGATGCGGTACCAGTTGAAGTCCTCGAGCGCCAGCTCAAGCTGCGAGATGCGCTCCTGGAAGAACTCCAGGGTATTGTCAAACTGGCCCTGCAGCTCAGTAAATCGTTGTTCTTCGGTAAGTTTCTTCTTGGCAGCCATTCTAATAGTCCGAAATGTGATAATCATCCGCTGAGTCGTAGACCACAAACTCTTCGACGGGCTCCGGCGCGGATAATTCGGTCAGTGCCCAAACCATTGCATCAACACGGTCGGGCGAGTCGTCTTCTTTGGGCGCCCATGTGGTCATTTGCGTCTCAAGACCAGGAAGACTGCCCACGTGATGCACCTTGCCTTGCTCGTACAGTCCTACAATCGGCTCGGCGCGGGTAGCCTTGCCGCGCGAGGCGTGAACCTTGATCACTCGGCCAGTAAAGCCGACTGCTCTTAGATTGGCTTCGACCAGGTCGCCGCCGTTGTTCACTTCTGCCACGATGGCATCCGCCTTGAGCGTTTCATACTGAAAGATAGCTTTCTTCGCCCATTCCAGCGGCGTGTAGATCCCGCTTACATCTGAGAGAACATAGTGATGGTTGTCATAACCCAACCCAGCGCCCACAATGCCTGTCTCATCGCTGTTTTTATTGGCGCTTACTGCCGGGTCAATAGCCACAACCACCAGCCTGAAATCAGGCGCAACTGTCACCCGGTGTTGATCGATCAGAGCGTTCTTCCATAGCGCGCCTTCGATGTCCTCGAGAACTTCGGCATAAAGCTCCTGTCTGCCCATGCGCGTATTTTCATAGCGCGCCGTGATCTGCGAGAAAAAAGCTGCAGCCAGGTTGAGTCGGTTGTCGTAGGTCGAGCCGCGCGTGACAACCGTCGCCGGGTCTTTCAGCAAGTCTTTGAGTTGCTTGATCGGGCGCGGCGTGGTGGTAACGACCGCCTGAGGGTTAGCGCCCAGACGTAAGCCAAACATAGCCTGAGACCAGCTCTCTGAGACATAGCGCCAGGCGCACAGCTCGTCTGCCCACAGCTTTTCATGCTGCTTCCCGCGCAATCGGTCGGGTTCATCGGCGGTGAATATCAGCGACTTGGCTCCTGAAGGCCAATCCAACCGACGATCAGACTTCTTGTAAACAGGGCGCTCTGAAGGCGGGCAGATTGCGAGTATCCCGCTTTCGCCCTCGATCATGATGTCTCTGGCATCGTCAGCCGTCGCTCCAATCAAATTGACCAACTCATAATCCTTTGCCCAAACTCTCACTAATTCTGCACCGGTCCTAGTTTTACCAAACCCGCGCCCAGCCAGGATGACCCAATATACCCAATCACCCGCGGGAGGTAACTGATTAGAACGTGCCCAGAACCGCCAATCGTATTCAAGACGCTCAAGCTCCGTCTTGCTTAGTTTGCTCAGCCGTTCCTGCCTGATCTCTACCGGTAATTTCAGGAAGGAGCTTACTAAGGATTCCACTTGGGTCATACGTCTTCTCACCTGTCGGATCGGTCGGCGCTATCTTGGTCGGTGCATCCAAGCCAAGTAACTTCGCCCGGCGTTCCATGATCCGTAAAATACGATCAGTGTTCTCTTTCTTTGACTCCCACAAATCAGCCAGCATTGCATCAAGACGTTCAACTTCCAATTTCCTCAACTCGTTGGCTGGCTCCTGCAACGTCTTCTTAAGTGCGCTCATTACGGCGTTGTGAGCGCCAGACTTCGACCTATAACCCAGTTCCTTGGCAATCTCGTCGTAACTCTTGCCCGCTTTGCGCAGCTCGAGCGCCTTTAGTTTATTGGCCTGAGCATCGATTGCGCGTTGCGAGTTACCCATAGTTCATAGCCTTAGTTCACGACTTATATCCCTGCCACCTTCTTGATATACTCAACCGTCACGCCGTGGGCTTTGGCAATGTTCTCCAGGCTGTGCCCCAGTTCCACCTTGACGAGAATCTGCTCATCTTGGGTTAGTGCTACAACCGGATCGGCCTTGGCGACCGGTGCGACTTTTTTCTTGCTTGCGACTTTCTTTGTAGTAACCATGTTAATCTCCTATGTTGGCTCTTCGTCCAACTCTTCTTCACAAGGTTGCAGGTACACATCCCGCGCCATTGCCCTTAGCGCCCTCAGCACGTTGCGCACGCAGTTCACTTCTTCAAGGGTTACTTTGCCCTGCTCGAAGCGGTCAAGGATGGCGTCGACCTGCTCAGTGGTAATGGGGGTGACGGCGTTCATACTCCGAATACCTTATCTTCCAATCGCTTTACCCGCTGTTCAAGCGTAAGTGGTTGAATGCCGCCTATCCATGCCTGGAATTCTGCCTCATCCCCGTTGTATTCATCCAGATCAACACTGCCATGAGACCAGGAAACAACCACGTCCAGCTCCCACTGGTTCAGTGTAAACACCGGCCAGGGAGTAGGCGCTGGAGTATGCGTGTCACTGGCAAACCACAATGGGTGACGCAGCAAGCGCGCCTTTTGGTCAGCGGTGGCTGCCGCCCACATCTGATTGATGACATCCCGGTTGGAATATAGATAGGCGATTAGCCCGCTGGCAGTTTCGAGCGTGTCGAAGAAATTAAGCACAAAGGCCAGCATGTGGGCGCCGTTGGGACGCGGACCGTAGGGGTCGTAGAACTCCAGGTCGCAAAGCACGTGCTTGCGCCCAAAGTTTGCATTCGCCTTGGATAACAATTGCAGCACGTTTTGAGCACCGGTATAGCGATAATCGCAGAACCAATAGAAATCCCAGGGAATACCCAAAAGATCGCAGTTTGACCGGTGAGTGTCAAACATAATATCTTTGGGCAGCATTCCCTGACCAAGCTTGATGCAAGCAAAACGGATGCCGGCAGCCTTCATGGCAACGTAGTCTACTTTGTCATTACACCAGGCCAGGTCCGTGCCTTGGATCATGTTACTTCTCCAATCTTCTCAATCAGGAACAGGATCACGACCAGGCTCACGGAATAAGTTATGTCGTAAATGCTCAGCATGGCGCACTGCCTTCCAACGCCGTCACCTTTGCCTCAAGCGACAATATCTGAGTGTGCTGAACATTCACCTGGTTTTCGAGATAGGCAATGCGACCGTCCCTATTCGTAATCTCTCTGTCCTTTTGCTGGATAACATTGGTCAACCGGGTTATTTCCTCGTGCATCTTTTCGTTATCGGCCTTGACCTCTTCGAGCATGGCCAGGGCCATCTCATTGGCTCTTTTGGAAATCTCCGAATCGAGTTGCTTTATCTCAGGTCCGGTCTTGCGCCACGAAACAATCAATGACCCTATAGCAATAAATGCAGCCACAAGGCTGGAAACCAGTGCACCCCATTCGGCGGATGTCATCGCTTCGCCTGGTTGCGGATAACTGCGCTCGCCGCAAGGATGCCGAGTGTGATGGTGATGGCGGGTCTGACCCAGATTTGTCCGAACCAGGTTGAAGGTACGAGATCGTTTGGGGCAATCAAAAGGATGGTGTAAATTCCTGCCCAATATATCCCTATCGCCATGTGCATGAGCTTGATCCAGCGCGCCGGATCACTCTTCACAGTACGGTAATAATGCCAATCCAAAACAGCCAGGGTGACGCCCATGAAAATGTTGATCAGGCTGAGAATATCCCCGATATCGGCAAAGATGACGTGAGCGGGTTCCGGGTCCACGGCAGGTTATGCTGCTGGCTTTATCAGGTGGTTTGGCGAGATTAAGTGACCGGCCGGCGCGGGCGACAACAGGTATGTGGATTGGTTTGCAATGAGGGCGGCTATAAAGGCTGTAACCAAATCCATCGCGCCTTTTTTGTCACAGGTGATCGCGGTCAATCCCGGCCACCATGCGAGGCAAGAGATCCCATACACGGCGACAGCCACAAGCACCAAAAGACCCAGCATGATCAAACTCTGGGTCTTTGAGTCTTTGGCCGAGTACCACGCCTGAACCTGTGGCACATAACTGAAGATGAGCGATAGAACGATGCCTGCTAAAGCTGAAAGCTGTGGACCTGTCATGTTAATTCTCCTTAAACGATTATGCTGATTACGACGCAACAAAAACCGAGGTTCATAAGATCCAAACCTGCCACATTCGCATTGAAACCTTTAAGGACGAACAGGATCGCGGCTACCAATAAAAAGATTACTTTTAAGTTCATGGGTTTGTCCTCCACCCGTAATAATTTGGGGAAGGCGTATACGGACGCCTCCCTATTTGAGTTTTAGCGGTTAAATGAGAAACGGAAAGACTCGGTTAAGTTTGTCTTTCCGTATATGAGTAACCGCTAATTAGAGTATAAGCCCTTTTGGTGGGCTGTCAATGGGAAATGAGAGTTTGTTGGTCTTTACTGCACACGGCTAAGGACGCATCCCATATATAACAACACTATGGCAGCGGCAAAGTGATCTCTACCCCGAAATCGAGCGCTATCTCCCCCGTGTAATTCCTGACATTGCGATATCCATCCCCTTTGTTGACCGTGATGGTTGGTTTCAATGCCCGGATGATAAGCTGCTGCTGACGTTCGTTCTGTGCGCTCAGCATGGCATTATGGAGCTGCTTACGCATGCGGTCCAGATCGTCATAGCGCAATATCTCAAACTGGCGGGCTTCCAGGGTCGCAAGCGTTTCTCGTCCTTCCGCCTGTTGTTTCTCCAGCTCATCAAGTTTATCCAACAGAGCGGAGCTGTCCGGGCGTTTGGCTATCCCGTCTGTCACACGTTTTATCTGCTCTTTCAAATCGTCAAGTTCGGTCTGCTTATATCGTATCAGGTCAGCGTCTGCATTCTGCACTGCGCCAAGTTCCTCGTATTCCGCAAATACCGCTTGCAGGATGTCAGGCGTTTCGAGCACCTGGCGCACCCTCCGCAGCACGTCCGCCTCGAGGATATCCGCACTGATGCGCCCGTTTGGACAAGTATCGGCTGTGCGGCTGGCAATGCGATGACAGTGATAATAGCGCCACCGTTTATAGCTAGTACCGTTCATGCCGTGTCCGCACAACCCGCAGACCACAAGACCAGAGAGAAGATAGGTCGAGGCCACGGCGCGCGGATGGTAATAACTCCTGCGCTGGACCGCTTCTTTGCGGATAGCCTGGACTTTCTCAAATAACACCCGATCTACGATCGGGGGACAGAAATCATCAACGGTCAATCCCGAGTGCTGGTAAATGCCGATGTATATTTTATTCTTGAGCATCCCCCTAACGCCGGTTATCTCGTAATATAAACCGACTTCTTTGCGGATCTCGCCAAGCGACAGACCCGATGCAGCAAGTTCGAAGGCACGACGCACGAGCGGTGCTTCTCCTGGATGCGGCGCCAGCCGGTTGCACATATGTGGTTCACCATCCAGGTATTCGGCGATCTTCACCGACTCGAATTGGTAGCCGCGCGGCGGCGTGGCATTCGGCCAGCCTTTATAGTTCCTGATCAGGGCCCGCACGCCGCGCTTGACGTTGATGGAGAGCTGGTGCCTGTATTCTTCAGCCGACCATAAGTACAATGCTTCAACCACCTTGCCGGTCGAGCCGGACGGGACATAATTTTCAATGCTATATGGGGTATAACCACGCCGGCGCAAACTGGCAAGGAAGTAACTGCTATCATCGAAATCACGCGCGAACCGGCTGTAATCAAAGAACACAATGCCAGTCTCTTTCGGGCTGCCTTCGAAGTATTTTATAAGGGCATTGAATTGATCCCGATCAACCACTGACCCGCCCGGCTTGTGACGGTCTATAAATATGCGCCCAGGAATATAGCCGTTCGCTTTGCACCAATCCCGAAAGGCCTGCTCCTGCTGCTCGATAGACATCTCCTGCTTGTTGCCTCCACTGTCTCTTGCATAGAGAGTGACCAGGGAGCCAGGAGGAAAGGGAGAATCGCCCATTAGTTGATAATCCGCACATCTTCGAGATAAATGTGTAACCCAAGAAAATCTATAATATTGCTAAGTCGACCTTCGTAACTTATGGGTTGATCTTTAGATAGTGTTATAGCTACATTGTTAGGCACGCCTTTTAAATCTATCGAACTCGCTAAGGTTCCTGGTATATCTACCACAATAGATCCATCTGATTGAACATCCACGATGGTTCCGGTCCAACTTACCCATTTACCGACAGATTGGCTTATAAAATCTTTCTTTTGCAAATCGGTAAAACTATCATATTTAGATATGAATTGAGACATATCCATTCCTAATGTTGGCCTTGGAGTATTTGTCGGTACCGGGGTATTTGTCGGAATAAGTTTTGTTGCCGAGGGAGCAATGGTATTTTGTATTGTCACTTCTGCTTGTTGTTTTTGAGTAGGATTTGCCTGAGCCATCAAAGCGCGAGCTGTAAATGTGGCTTTTGCACTTGGAGTATTCCCTTGAATTGCCGCAATAGCCACACATAATGTGCAAAGACCCACTAATCCCAGGGTTGCAATTCCAAGAATCTTTATTTTGGAAGTTTTCTTTGGAGATTGATCGATCACCGTGCCTGTATTCTGCATCTCCACCGCCCTCCCAAGCGGTATCCCCCGAAAATCCCCCGGCCAATATATTGACAATTAGAACAATTGTTTTACAATACTTACAGATTTGTAATTTGTCTAAACAGAATATGGTATAAAATAAAATCACCGCTTACTGACGTTCAATAAAGAAAGGTCGCCCAAATGTCATTGGTTGCTATCTTGACAGCCTTCATCAAGGGTAAATTAATACCCGGTCAGATCATCATTGATAAAAAGGGCGTTGAATTCGAGGTGTTGTCCAAAGATAAATTACGAGTAAGCGTAGGTAAATGCGAGCTGATATTATCGCTTCCGGTCATTTCCTAATAATAAATTCTTATATATTTCCTCAACAAGTCTAATAAGTTCATCGTGTTTTTCTGTCGATGTATTGTCATACATTTGCAGTAGTTTTTCGCGCTTACGATCCGGGCGCGGTCTGCCCGCAGCGTCGTAAGCATCATCCCCTAATTTCCCCGCTATTTTTTCCATGTTTTCGTCATCCGGTAGATAACTTCCAGCCAACCATTGAGACAATGATGATTGCTTAACTGTTAAATACCGCGCGAATGCCGAATCAGAATGCTGACCATGTGGTTGGCCTTTCTCCCAATTATTACGTTTCCCCATGAACCAATCTTTGAATTCCGGCATAGTCATATTCTACCAAATTACTACTAATTTCACTATTGGGTATTGACATATTGGTTATTAGCTGATAATATGATTATTAGCTGCTAATAACTCGGAGGTGCACATGAGTGACGACCTAATGCAATTCAAAATCGACCCAGAAACAGAACAGAAGCTTGTCCAGATAGCCAAGGAAACGGAGCGCACAAAATCAAGCATGCTCCGCTGGCTGATCAATCAGGAATATGAGCGCCAATTCAAAAGCAAGAAATCCACCCATTCCCAGCCTGCCCTCACCCAGGCCGATTAAAAGCAAAAAGCCCGCCAGGCCGTAAACCTGTTGGCGAGCTTTTGCAGAAAGGATAATCAATGTCCATTTTAGCACCCATTTTCTCGCAAGTCAACACAATAGATGCCATCGCCCTGGCTGGAGCCATCGGGATGTACCTGATCCTGATCATCGGCCTTATCTTCATGGCAGTTGCAATTCGCATGTTTCTCTCACTTCCTGGAGGACGCAAATGATCGGTCATTTAGCCCTCTACGTAACCGCTGGCGCGGTATGTATACTCGCTACCGCCTTCTTCTGGTTCATCGCATTGCTAATCGAATTGTTAGCTCGAAAGCTAGGTCAAAGATGAGACACCTAACTTATCTCTTCCTTTCAGCCTTCGCAGCCGCATTTTGGGGCGGCATCACCCTTCACTTCCTGGGTACAGTCGCCGCCGGGATTGTCACTGCCTTCGTGTTCGTAACCGGGATATTTACCTTCTCGCTCTTAAACAGCGCTGCAGTAGCAGACGGAAGGCAGGCATAACATGGGTAGACCATACCGAGGCTCTAATCTGATCTATTGCGATACCTGGCCCCGCATAACGGTCCGGGATATCAGTAACCCAAACTCGGAGTATTGGCGATCG